CTACTTTTTAATACCGCTATACTGTTTATATTTTTTTCTAAAGTTAGGAGCATGCTTCTTTTCTGTTAAGTCTCTTTCTATTTTTGATAACATTTTTTCCAATTTAATTTCTTCTAAAGTCAATTTCTTTTTCATATCGTTATCCGTTTCAATAATGATTTAATATGTTTCATGTAAGCTATTACTATTTAGTAATTATTTTAATTAAGTTTTCTCTAGTTATGATTAAGTTTGTGATAGTTTTTAGATACCATTTTATAGGGCAATTTCTGTTTCAAGTGTCGAAAAAAATAGGGAGAGAGTTTTACAAGAGGAGTACAACCGTTATTCTGGCGCGGTTTTCGAGCGTTTCATAGGGGGGTTATCATGTTTCATTTAACAAACTATAAAACACTTCAAAAATAATAAAAATCTTTTTTTATCAAATATTTAATTTTAAACCTCATCAACACTTACAGCCCAACAAAACAAAAGGCAAGCGCACTGTGTACGCCTACCAAAAGAAAGTGATTTGTAATATGAAAACTTATGAACTGAAAGTTATTTACAAGATAAGCACGATTACAAAACAGCCACTTTTAAACTACAAAAACCTTTCCCATCCTACCCGCCCAACTGGTCTTATTTTTTATTATTCATTTTATATTTCTTTGATTGTTGTTCATCTTGATGAATAAACATACGTTCTAAGAATGATTGTTTCTTTTTTAATTCCTAAGCGCTGTGTCAAGTGTGATGATTTAATATCATTGAATAAAAGTCTAGCATTTTCATAATATGAAAATGATGGGTTGATCATGTCATCACTCTTATACAAGTCTCTAAATAAGATATCTAGCAGCTCATTAGTTTCATTGAAAATAATATCTGTTTGCTCAGCCAGTTCCTTAATCTGTGTGATAAGCGGTAACGCTTTATCATTGATAGCTTCAATCTTAGTGATTGCATTATCTTCTAACTGTTTACGTTTCTTCTTGTATTCAGCTTCATCTATTAAAGGCGTATCTAAAATCTTATCATGTTTTAACTCGTAGATACGTTTGGCATTTTCAAGCTTTCTAATTTTATCATCAACTGTATTGTATTGGTCAATATTAAGCTGTTCCTCGGCTTCAATTAATTCAGCTTTTGATTTCTCAAGCTCTTCCTCGGTATCTGTAATTTGTTGCTTACAGTCTGATAGTTCTTTATCGTATTTAGCTTTTTTTGTTCTAACTTCTTTTTCTACTTTATCAAATAATGCCATTGTGTTTATCTCCTCTATTTCTTTATAAATGAATTTTTTACTGTCGCTTGCTTAATAAGTTTATTGCCTGCCATCTTCGCACTGGTTTTCCCTTGCGCTTTTCTTAAAGCAATAAATTTTCTATCACAGTTAGCCTTAGCCTCTTGGTATTCTTTACTATTTTTCCCTTGCACCTCAGCCAACTTTTTTAGTGTAAGCGCCTTGTCGGCTTCTTTTTTTAGCTGTTCGATTGTTGTCATTGTCTTCCCCCTTTGGTTATCATTCGTGAACGTAAGTCCCGTTTACGGTAAATAGTTTCATTGTCGTTTATCTGGTCTTTAATCAATTCAGCTTTAAATTTCAATGTCTGATTATCAGTGTCGTTGATGATTGCCAGTAGTTTATTAAAACCCTGTTTGTAATTCATTTGTCCTATCTCCTAACTAAAATAAAAAAACTCAATGACAAATAAGAATTATAATCCCTACTTATGTCATTGAGTTCTTCTCTTTAGACTTTATTTAATTGTTTGCGTTCTATCTACTTGATAGATTTTTCCGCCCTTAAATTTAAAAATTATTTGCCCAAAATCTACCTTTTCAACTAAGTCTATTATACCATTTTTTTCATATAATAAGTACCCTTGCAATAGCATTTCTTGCATTTTTTCTTTATTCATTCTTCACCATTTCCTTGTATAGTTGCCACCTTAAGAACTAAAGTTTCATTTTCTAGCATTTTCTAGAGAAGCCCCTTTAAGTCGTCTTTATCTTATAATCAGCTAATGTTAGCCACCAATAATATAATCATGGATACCGTCAAATTGTTTGTCAGTGTCTAGCTTCTTAACTAGGTCAATGACTTCATCTCCTAACAGCTCTACGGTTTCGTAACCATGTTGGTCATCTAGCGGTAACGGTTCATCACTTAGCAGTCTGTCAGCATGGTCTAATAGTTCTAACTCGTATAGGATAATATCACTAATCATAGTGTCCTTATCTAATTTTTGCAACTGGGGCACGCGCATATCATGATAGTTTAATCTGAAAGTGTCAGGCTTATAATCTGCTTCATGCTTAACATAAGCTTCTTCTAGCTTTTGAATTGTACTGTTTGCAATTGTGTCCTGTGGTGACACGTATAAGACAACCATGTCAGGGAGTTGTTCAAAGATAAAGTTATTGCCCTTGGTTAATTCATAATCTAGGTTTTCCGTGAATGCTTGTGCTTGACCAAGTGTGTCAAAAGAACCAATTAAAGCGGTGTAAGTGTCTAAGTCACCTTTGAGAGTTGGTTCATCTTCTTCATAATCTTTAAAGTCGTCTGTGTGGTCTAGTGAATTGGTGATACGTTCAAAGCTTTCTGCAAGGTCTTCATCACTGGTATATTCTGCTTTAAGGTTACCGTTACCCGTGTAAGTGATATCAATGACTGATTGTTCATAAGTTCCAACCATATAGCCAATAAGTGCGCTTCCTGCTTTCTGTGCTTGTTCAAAGTTAGGAAGTGTAGTAGTGAAAGTAAATGTTTTAGGTGTATCTGATAATGTTTTCATGGTGTAATATCTTTCTAGGCTTTCAAGCCATTGTGCGCGCCCCTCTAGCAGTCCTTTGTATCTGCCATTAGTGCGAGTAGTGAATAAGTGTATGTTAGTTTGACTCATGGTACATGACCATAATTGATAGGAGTGTCGTTAAGTTCTCATAATCGCCTGTCATTGCTTCTTGATATTTAATATCAATAACTTCCTGATATGCTAAAAAAGCATTGACACGCGCTTCAAAACTTGAAATTTTTTCTTCGCTCATTTTGTAAAATATTTTGATTTTCATGCTTAACCTCTTTCAATAATTTCTTTATAAGTTCCCATAATATAAGCCAATGCCATAGGTGGGTTAAAGCCAAGGTTGACCGCTTTAACAATGGTTGTTACTTCATGGTATAAGTCAGCCAATTGTTTAAATGTGACTTCTTTGCCTGTATCATCTCTGATAAAGTATGCTTCAAGCTCTGAAAAATCATTGCTTTCATAGATAGTTTCTTTCATTTTGTCCTTCTTTCTAAAATTGGGTTATGTAAATTGCTTCTGGGTTAGTTCTTCAAATTGAGTTTTTAAAATTCAAAAGTCAGTAATATCAATGGTTTAAGGATGTTTTTTTGCTAAAAAGTTAGTAGGTTAGTTTTTCATTTTCTATTACCCTGTATATAAGAAACACTTTTTAATATCTCTATATAAGGTATATATATAATAACTAACCTCCTAACCTAACAGATAATAAAGCCAATAGTACCAAGGGATTGAGTAAGATTAGGTTTTTTTTACTCTACTTAACCCCTCATAACCTAAGTGCTTACAAACGTTGATATAATAGCTTTTTGCCTCTAAATTTTACTAACCTACTTTGTGTAATCCCCATATCCCGTTTTTAATTCTTTCCGATTGGAAGCTTAAAGGGTCAAGGATTGCCATGGCTTTAGGGCTAACAGTTCCGTTTTTTGCCTCATACTTGTTACCAGTCAGCTTTTCAAGTATCTTGATTATCTGCTTACCAAAGTTTGATATATTCGCCTTATCTGCTCCCATATCGTCTAAGAACTCTTTTAGGCTATTTCTGATAATAAATATCGGTACATGATTAAGTTTATGCCAACCATTAGGAATATAAAATTCCGTGACATAAGTGAGAATATAATCATTATCCCGCTTGTACTCGTTTAACATTTTGGTAACGGCTTTAGGCTCAATAAACTTATCAAAATCTTTCATAGTTAAGATTTTAAATAGTATCCACTCTAACAGAGTTTTGTTCTTGATAAACTTATCTTTAATTTCAGGGCGTTCTTTATTCCCGTTAAAATCAGCATTAAAAGGAACGATACATAAGCGCCTATACCAACCATTTGTTTTGTTTCTTGCTCTTGGTATGTCGTTACCTGAGAAGATACACAATAGGCGGTAAGTAGCTTCAAAGGTTTCTTTGCCTTTTCGGTTTACTTGGATACGGTCACCCGATACAATACTCATAAGGTCGGACACTTCATCAAGATATTTGTTTGAAATATCATCACCTATATTACAAGTTTTACCCTCTAGGGAACTGGTATAAAATTCCTTTGTGAAATGGTCAGGCTTTAGATTACTGATATTTTCTTTACCTATCAGATTTTCAAGTAATGCTTGGAAAGTCCCTTTACCATTATTACCGTCACCCGTTAAGATAACCATTTTCTTCCTTGTCCTGTTAGGATTGATAGCTTCATTCATGATTTGCCATAGGAGTGTGACCACCTCACTATCATTACAAGCCAAACTTTCAAACCACTTGTCAAAATCAAACCACCCGCCTAAAATAGGCTTCTTAGCTTCGGGGTTGAATGGGGTGGTTATCTTACTAGTGATAATAAACTTAGGGTCAAAAGGTTCTAAATGCTGGTTCTTGATATTGTATACCCCATTTTTAACAGGAATATAATAGTATTCTTGCATAGGCACGCGCATATATGTTTCAGTTCTTAGGTAAGCGATAACCTCGTTATAAAACTTAGCTGTGGTCAAACGACTGTCAAATTTTATGATAAGTTTTCTTAAAATATCATCACTTGCGATATAGTAGCCAAAATCTAAATGATAAAAGTAAAGCTTGCTAATATCTGAAATTTGACCGTAACCAATGAAAGTAAAATGACAATGCTTTTTCAGTATGTTAGCAACTGTTGAAACGTTCGGTCGTGGTATTTCAACCCGTTCATTCTTTTTGCCCTCGTTGACTATATATTCATTTTCTTCCCTCCATTGTTTACCAATGTTAAACAAATGGCTATATAGTTCCCGCATTGTTTCAGGTTCTTTTGCTTCTTCAAGTTTACCTTGAAATTCTTTCAATTCTTCTTTGTCTATGGCTGTAACCCTCTCTTTCTCATTTCAGCCTGCAAGATACTCCTAAAGGTGGTATCTAATTCATTAATAGTTAGTGGTGGCTCGGTGTTCTCATTTGCAATTAAAGCCAAGTTATAAGCTGTTTCAATGTCACAATTCACGTATTTATTTAGGAGTAACCCCACAAATTTAGTCATTGCAACATTGCGCCCGCCCTCGTTTCCATATCCATTAAATAAGGTATTGATTACCCGCATTGTTATGGATAATTGACCGCTGTAAGGTGTGAAATGCTCTCTAGGCGCCTGTGTCGTCACTGTTTGACCTCTGATAGTTGGGAAGTCAGTCCCAAGGTTAACAACTCGGTCATATTGGTCAATCTCTTGGCGCGTGACGGGAAGTCCTTGTAATTGTGAGAACGTTATGGAAGTTTGGTCAAAAGGTAAGCCAATCATGTCAGCTATCTGGTTAACTGTTGCTTCATAGTCAGTTTTTGTCAGGTTTTTATCTGGTTTCACTACAAGGCGATAGCGTGGCTTCTCAGCCGTGTGTTTAATAGTCGGGTACAAAATATAGGAGTAGTCACTTAAAACGCTGTGAATGGTATCCTTAAACGTTCCAGCACTAATAGGAATGTCGTCATAATCAATGAAAACTAAGTCACGATATACCAAAGTGGCATTGCTTCTTTTGTAACTTCCATTTTTCTCAGCTTTCACTTTACCAGATATACAGTAAGGCGCATGAAATTTCTTAAAATCGTCAATGCTCATATTCTCGGGCGGTTTCATTGGTTTAAATTGTGCGATATAGTCAAACGGTGTTAGCTTACCAGTGTATGGATATAGGAGTGAGCCAAAACCAATACTTTCATAAATAGCCATTATTTCACCCCCAAGAATTGCAAGATGTCAGTCACACGATAGAAGACTTTCCTAGTATCTTCTAAGGGTGGAATGTATCTAGGAAGCCCGTTATCTTCCCACCTCCTAAGTGTGTTGTAATCTATGCCTAACTCTTTCTTAAGGTCGGTTTGAGTGATTAAGCCTAATAGTCTTGGTTCTGGTTTAGTGTAATTGTCTAAGAAAGTAGTAACAGTGATAGCAACTTCCCGCTTGATTTCATTCTCTGCTTCTTTAGATAGCCAAGTCATACTAAGCACCACCTTTCAAATACCGTTCATGCTCTTTTAGACTTGAGTTCATAAGAACCGTTATCCGTTTTTCTTCTTCTTGCTGTTGGCTATATAAGGCTCTCACGCCCTCTAGTCGCTCGGTATCGTTGGCGGGAATATAATAACCGCCTTGATAGTCCCTACTCCCACAAATACAGATATTGTAGTCAATAATCAAGCGCCTAATGATTGCCTGTACTGTTCGTAAACTTTGTTTTGTCAGGGTAGCAATTTCATTACCTGTGATAGTTCTGTCCTTACCTGTTGGGATAAGTTGTAAAACTCGTTTAGTGTTCTGTGGCATTTTTTTCAATATGTGTTACCCCCTTAATTGTAGTAGTTTCCCTGTGATTGCATATACGCCCCATATAAAGGGTTCCCCGTTGGTTTTGGTTCTGGTTCAAGTTCTGGTAGGTCAATATCAATATAGCTCTTAAAATGGCTAAGAATGACCATAAGAAGAAGCAGTGCCAAGAGTGTGAGTAGGTATTGCATGGGTGTTAAATTTAGTTCATTAATCATTGTTAGCACCTCTTAACTGATAGTTATTGATAAAATGCTGATATTCTTCTTTAGGTAGTGACATGATGTTATTTATTTCTTCTTTAGATATTGCTTTATTTGTGAAATAATCATCTAACATAAAGATAAAACCTTTTGGATAATTGTTTTCTACTAAATAATCTCTAATTTCAAATACTTCATTTTTCATTGTGTGGTTCTCCTACGTTTAGTTATTCATTGCTATTTAAAGGTTAGCCACCTCTCCTATGGTCAAATTTAGTCAAATATGTTATAATTAAGATAATAAAAAATTATGCAATTCCCTTACTTGCTTGCGGGTGGGTTTGTATTTTATTATTTTCATATTCTTAAAAGCCTATTCAGTCGCCAAACTTTTTAAGGCTTTTTTTTGTTGTCTTTTTTTATTCTTCGCATTCAGCTTCTTCAGTTAGATATTCATCTTTCATGCAATTGATTAATTTTTCTAATAATGCCCCGTCAACTGAATAGCCAAAGGAACCTCTTGCATGGTTGTATGAAATACGGTCATCAATTTCAGTAATTAAGTCGTTATATTTTTCTTTAAATTCCATAATTTTCATGTTTGTTTTTTTCTCTCTTTCTTGTTCTCACGCGCATTCAGGCGCTTTTTTTAATGCCAATGTTTTGATATCTTGATAATCACAATCTAAGTTAATCAATGCTATTGCCATGTCTTCCAGTGCTGTGTACTGTGCCAACTCAATTGAGTTTAAGCAGTCAATGCCAGATTGTGCGCCTCTGGTTGCTTTTAATTGCTTGCTATTCTTACCAGTGACAGCTTTTAGCAAGAGATTGTAGACAGTCGGATAAGCCATTTTAGGAGCGTGTTCCCATGTTTTGATAGCTTGATTGAGTGTTTTTCGTTTAGGTGCTTCAAGAGTTCGCTGTAATTTGATTTGAGTGAGTTCATCTCTCATTTCAAAGAATGCTTTTACAAGATTTTCCTTAAAGGTTGCAACTTGGTCGGTATTCTTTAAAAATGTAATCAGCAAGGTTGCCTGCTGTTCGTTTAAGTGATAAAGCTTTTCAGGTCGTCCACGTCCGTCTAATTTACGCATTTTAAATGCGATTATTCCAAAACGTTCTAACCTAGCTTTGTGTTTTCTGATATGTTCTTGTATTGCATGATGACTAATACCAGCACAATCAGCAATGATACTTGATAGTGTGTAGGGTTCTTTTGCCCCGTCTAAATAAACTAGTTCCATATGTTTCCTTTCTAGTCTTCAATTAAGAAATTCATAACATTAGCAAAAATTTTTCTAGGTGCGTCATAATCGCCCTGCTCAATCTTTTTAAGAGTTCGAGAAGTTACGTTTAAACGGTTAGCTGTTTCGGTTTTAGTTAGATTTAACCGTCCTCGTTTTACTCTGACTTTTTCAGCGTGTTCAATAGTAATAAGCATTTGTTCACCTCCTTTTTAGATGAGCACTAAAAGTGCGCCTTATTTCTATACTTTGTATTTTAGCGCAAAAAAAGTGCTCTGTCAAGGAGAAAAAAATGATTTTTTTAAAAAGTGAGCACTAAAAGTGCTCATATGTTATAATATCTATTATTAGGAGGTGAATCTATACTTTGAATAACATAAAATTACTACGCGAGGAATTAGGACACTCTCAAAGTAAATTAATAGAAGAAATTGCTAAGCCACCTTATAATTTAAAAATTTCTAGAAGAACACTTCAATATTGGGAAAGTGGCGAAAGAGATATAAAATTAGATAAAGCTGAAAAGTTAGCTGATTATTTTGGTGTCCAATTACCTTATTTATTGGGTTGGTCTGATATAAGAACAATGGAAAAAGAAATTGATCAAATGATTAATGACTTCGATACGGATTTTTTAAATTTCTTAAAATATCATGATTTGTATTTGTCGGACGAACAAATAAAAATAGTTACTAACACAATGTATTCAATGTCTAATATTAATAATCTTTATTTGAGCACCTTTGTACGTAACGGTGATATAAGTGGTATGTCAGCAAACCGGAAAATGTTTTTTTCAAAATTATTTGAATATAGCACACATTGGCAACTTAACTTTGACGGTGTGAAGCGCATGAGTGAAATGAGCTTAAAATTTTCAAATACCAAAAATGACAACTCAACTCCACCCGAAGACTAACCACGCGCCAACAACCCTACATTTTCCTACATTTCAGTAACGCCAATTACTGACTTTACCTATCTAATTCCTTTACTTGCTTGTGGGTGGTTAGAAGAGGTAAGAACATGAAAATAACAGAATACAAAAAGAAAAACAGTACAACCGTGTACCGTGCTAACATTTATTTAGGTGTTGACCATATCACTGGTAAGAAAGTCAAGACTAGTGTAACTGGTCGGACTAAGAAAGAAGTTAAAATAAGAATTAAAGAAGCTCAACATAATTTTAAAACCAATGGTCATACAGTGACAAAGGCTGTACCAGTGGAAAATTATAAAGAACTTGCTGAACTGTGGTTAAAAAGTTATGAAATGACCGTAAAGCCTCAAACGTTCATAGCAACTAAGAGAATGATACATAATCACTTGATACCAGTATTCGGGGATATTAAACTTGATAAACTGTCAGTAAGTTATATTCAAGGTCATATCAATGAACTATCAAAAGAGTTTGTCCATTTTGGTACTGTTCATTCAATTAATAAACGCGTTTTGCAATATGGGGTGTCGTTGCAATTAATTCCGTTCAATCCTGCGCGTGATGTCATACTCCCTAAAGCGGTCAAACCAGATAATAAAGCAATTAAGTTTATAGATTATGATGATTTAAAAGCTTTAATGTCTTATATGGAAAAACTATCTAATAAAAAATATAGTTATTATTTTGATTATGTACTTTATAACATACTGTTGGCCACTGGTTGCCGTTTTGGGGAAGCTATTGCCCTTACGTGGTCAGATATTGACTTTGAGAATGCCACAATTGACATTAATAAAAATTATAATCGTTTAGTTGATATCGTAGGTACGCCAAAGAGTAAAGCGGGTTACCGTGTTATCAGCATTGACCAAAAGACTGTTAATCTGTTACGATTGTACAAGAATAGACAAAGACAATTGTTTTCTGAGGTAGGAGGGGAAGCTCCTAAGGTTGTTTTTGCAACTCCTACAAGGAAGTATCAAAACACGGCTATACGTCAAGGCTCTTTAGATAGACGGCTTAAAGAGATTGGTTGCCCTAGATTTACTTTCCACGCTTTCCGTCACACTCATGCTAGCTTATTATTGAATGCTGGTATCAGTTACAAAGAATTACAGTATCGGTTAGGACATGCAACTTTGGCCATGACTATGGATATATATAGCCACTTATCCAAAGATAAAGAAAAAGAAGCTGTTTCATATTATGAAAAAGCAATAAACAGCCTCTAGGTGAACTAAAAGGCGAACTAATTTTTAAATTTACATTTTACAATAGTCACAAAGGCTATTAAATCAACACTTAAGCAAAGTAAGGAATTAAAATATGACATTTGAAGAGATTTTACCTGGATTAAAAGCTAAGAAAAAATATGTGAGAACTGGTTGGGGCGGTGCTGAAAATTATGTTCAGTTATTCGATTCTATAGAACAAAATGGACATGCTTTAGAGGTGACACCTTATTTCCTAATCAATGTATCAGGAGATGGTGAAGGTTTCTCAATGTGGGCGCCAACGCCGTGTGATGTCTTAGCCGAAGATTGGATTGAAGTGAATGACTAA